GGCACCCTCAGTTTCGCTGACTGCGCCACCACCCTTGCCCATCCTCTTGAACAAGCCACCAAAAAGACCGCCACCCTTACCACCCGTTCCCTTGAACTTGCCGTAGAGCTTTTTGCCAGCCCACAGACCCGCCCCCACCTCCAAGGCCCCACCCACCAGGCCACCCGGCCCACCAGGGCCAGGGATGAGCCGGGTGATGAAGTTCCCCAGTTCCCCGAGAGGACCGGTGAGATGAGTGGCGGCGCTGAGCAGTTCACCAGCCGCATCGTTGAGCCGCTTGGCTGCATCAGCCAGAGCAGGCTCAGCCTGGGACTCGATGCGTGACCTGGCTGACTGGGCCGTCAACTGGGAGTAGTACGGGGTCTGACCCAGGGGCGTCTGCTTGGCTCCCTTGGACGTGCCGACATCCGGCATGCCCTGACCCATGGCGTTGACCTTGCCCTGCTTCTGCATGCCCAACCGGGTGAGGGCGTACTGCATGAAGCCGTAGTACTCATCGGTGCCTGGCTCGATGCCCAGGGCGGCGAGGTTCACTGCACCTGGCGCACCGGGCTGCATCATGGCCTCAAAGGTCTTGGCGTCGATCTTCTGGCCCATGGTTAGCCGGTTGAAGACCTGGCCGTAGATCTGCTCCGGGGTCTGCATCTGCCCACCAGGGCGGAAGTTCATGCCCAGGGCTACGGCCCGGTTCAGGACAGGAGCCTGCTGCAAGGCATTCTGCGCCCCCATGGCACCCTGGCGACTCATGCCAGGGACCATGGTCATCAACTGGTTGGCACCACGCTGGACGGTCGACCAGTTCTGCGTGCCCGGAGCCGCCCCCATGTTCATCATGGCGTAGTAGTTGGCCTGGGCGTAGTCCTGGGCGTTCTGCGCCAGCGTGCCCCCCGGTAGGACGTACATGCTCTTGGCCGACACGCCGAAGGCCGGGGCCTCCATCTGGCCGATGGTGGCTCCCTGGACCGCAGCCGAGATCATGCCCCGGCCATAGCCCGAGGCGAAGTCGATGGCCTTGCCCGCCATGGCGGGCAGGATGGACTCCGCAGCCGCTCCCCAGGTGAAGCCTCTTTGCGCCTTTGCCGATCCCGGCTGCATCTTCGGACCCTGGGTTGGCGCAGACGGCTGGGCCGTGTCCTGCTCCATGCCCGCCAGGGGTTGGCCCTGCATGTTCCCGGCACTGGGCTTCTCCGAAGAGGGCGTCCAACCTGGGCCTGCAATGGTCAGGCCCGCCGCACCGGTACCACCGCTTCCACCACCGGGCGAGGGAGCAGCACCAGGCTGCGCCCCGCCACCCATGCCCCGGCCAGGCTGGCCCATGGCACCTTGAACCTGCTGCACTCCTTGCTGGAGTCCAGACAGCTTGGCGGTCAGGTTCTCGATAGCCGAGGAGATCTGGCCCAGGCTGTTCGCTGCCGAGGAACCGAAGGCCGTGAAGGCACCCTGAACCGAGGACAGTTCAGTGGCGATGCCCTTGATGGACGCAGCGAATGCTGTCGGTCCCTTGCTGTCGAACAGTCCGACCCCGTAGCCGTCAGCCATTTACTTGCGCTCTTCCAGGACGACCTCTACCCAGTGCTTCCGCTCTGGATAAGGCATGGCCTTGATCTCGGACAGGTTCCAACCAATGAACTTTTCCGAGATGCGCCGATACTGAAGGTAGAGAAGATCGAGAGGAGTGAGGTCGCTAGCGAAATAAATCGACAAGGCTCACTGTGTAGTTCGCCTCTCGACCGCATTCGGTACATGTGACCCCCACCTCCTCCATCTGTGGACCAGGCTGAGCATCCGACATGGCCTGAACGATCTTGCGCCGATCAGCCATGCTCATCTTCTGCGAGACATGGCCTGCCACCGGGGCACCGTCGAGCCTGCGGATGCACCGGTCGATAGCGATAGTCACCTCTTCGGGGCCGGTCCTGTTGCCGTCGCCCACCATCTCCAACTGGGTGGCTCCATCCAGCAGAGCCACGTTGGCGATGTGGCCGTTACGGAGTTCGACCTCTACCTCCTGGATCATGGGGTTCTCCAGCTTCCTGATGGGGATGCTGTCCAACTCCACGATGGTGCCGAAGCTCTGGCCGCACAGCTTGCAGGGGAAGTCCGGTACCTCCCAGTCGGTGCCGAAGGTGAGGATGCGAACAGCCAGGACCAATGCCGCCCGGTCCCCGGTCAGCATCTTGGAGAGCAGACCAGGCGGCACCGGCTCGATCAGACCTATGGACAGGACGCATCGCTTCAGGAGCAGGTCGACCACCTTGGGCACGTTGGTGTTCGGGTTGCGTAGCTCCCGAGCCATGGCCTCCTCGTCGGCCCCGTTGATCTCCCGGATGCGACACTCCGTATGCAGCACCCCGTCTGAGTCGATGAACCCACCAGGCAGGGTGGTGGTGTCGGCTGGCAGCGGCGGCATGACAGGGACGGTTGGCTCGACGGCCCTGCGTACTTCGGCAGCAGCCTCCTCCGAACCCGCTTCTAAGACCTTGGGTTCAAATACGCTCATAGTGCGGCGGAAGTGCTGAGGAACTTACCGACATCCTGCGGAGCGCATATCACGCCCCATCCCTCATGTGCAAGGGTCAGGTTTTCGATGAACACTGCGTTCCCGCCCGCTTCCAAATCACTGAACGAGTAGCCCATCGGCCAGCAGTTCTGCACCACAAACCGAGCCTTGATCGGTGGGGGACTATCCCTACCAGCGGCATAGCCCGTGGTGGTGATGGGATGCTCCAGCACGTCAATAGTCAGGCCCACTCTGAAGTTTGTGGTGGGACTGCCGAAGCCGCCGCCGATATTGACGGCGAAGATCTGGCCGAACCATTCATAAAGCTCGTTGGTACCCGCCCCTCCTACGGCACCATTGATGATGGGAGCAGCCATGAACCCACGGGTAAATGTCAGCGGTCCAAAGTCCGATTGGCCGGGCATCTTACGGGTCGTTGTGTTGTTCCCTCCTTCCCTATATGGGATCACCTCATTGTTCACGGCTAAGCCAGAAACAGCCATGAATCCCATACGAGGAAGAGTGGGAATGTTCGGGTGGTTGATGCTGACGTTGAACCGGAAGTTCCGCAGCGGATCTGAGTTGAGACCTCGACTGGTCATGTCTCCTCCTACGTATTGGTGATGTCGACGCTCTGACCGCCCGCCCACTGGCCGATCTTGATGACCACGAACTCGGCGGGGAACTGGAGGGCGACGCCCACCTCGACGTTGACGATGCCCTGCTGGATGGTGCTGATGGTGTTGTTGGTGCCGTCGCAGGTCACGTAGAACGCCTGGTTGGCACTCATGCCTGACAAGCCACCGCTCTGCCAGAACTCGTTCAGGAACTGGCTCAGCACCGAGGTGATGTGGTTCCACAGGATCCAGTCGTTCGGCTCAAAGACAGCGAACTTGGTCATGGCGATCATCTGGCTGGACAGGTAGATGATGCTGCGCTCCACCGACACGTACCGGGTGACCAAGTAGGCCGAGAGCGTACGTGCCCCCCAAATGACCACCCCGGACCCCGGCACCGAGATCAGGCAGTTGACGTTGGCCTGGTTCAGGTTGCCCTGATCGGTGTTGGTCATTATCCCGGAGGACTCCACTCCGTAGACGCCCAGGAGTGAGGTACCCAGGCCAGCCGGGGCCTTGGCGACTCCCCGGCTCTGATCAGTCTGGATGTAGGTGCCTGCCACAAACCCACCAGGCGGGATCGTCCTGGTAGCTCCCTGGGTGGGCGAGTACGGGTCAGAGATGACAACCTGCGGGTAGTAGACCGCCGCCTTCTCGGTACGGAAGCTCAGGTTCAAGGCCCAGGTCTGCATGGCCGTGGGGGTGTAAGCAGGCGGCGGATCCAGGACCAGGAAGACATTGCCACGGTTCTGAGCCAGGCCCACGATGGGGCCGACGATGGTGGGGTCGTACTGACCACACAGGTTGACCACGAAGGGCTGGTCCGGGAACTGGTCCAGCATGCCGAACGCCGTCTGATAGTCGGTGGGCTGTGGGACAGGAGGCACAGCCGGGGGCGAACCCGTACCGTCCAGGCCACCGCTCAATTGCGTAGCCGTAGCTGTCGGCTTGGGGTTGTTGGCCGGGGGCGTGCTGGTCGATGGGCCACCCGCAGGCTGCGACAACACGATCCAGTTGGAGCCGGTGTAGGGGTTGTTCACGATGGGCAGGGCGTAGTTGGACTGCCCCAGGTAGTTGGAGTTCTGGACCATGGACAGGTTCAACCACTGCTCCACCACATTGCCTGGACCCGGTGTGCCTACGCCTCCCGGCAGATAATGGATCACGATGTTGAAGGTCAACGCCGGGGTCGTCGGGGTGCTATTGGCCTGGGTTTGGGCACCCGGCGTGATGTCGATGTAGAGGTTGTTGCTCCATGAGCCTGGGTTGGCAGCCGTGATGGTCAGGGTGGGAAGCGGAGTGGCAGCCTGGTCGCTGATGGTGGTCTTGGCTGCCACTGGAAGCGACGCTGCGGTGTTGACACGAATGACCACCGCAGCGGTACCGCCCGCAGAAAAATAGCTGTAGACGGCCAGATGCAATGGGCTTACGGGGCTATTTAGCTCAAAGCCACCGTACGTCCCCACGAAGTCCTTCCAACTGGTCACGACAGTGGCCGTCATTGGCCCCCGAGGGGCCATCCCGATGAAGCAGGCAACCGCATCACCAGGCGTGGAACTGACGTAGGTGGGGAACGACGAGGTGTCGATGTAGACGCCTGGACGGGTCAAGGTAGTGGGCATATCACGCTCCTGCTGTCTCGGATCGGTACTGGCCGTGGATCTCGCCGGGAAGTACCTGGGGCGTGTCCCCGATAGCACTCACCGCACGCTTGCCCCACACCACCTGGCCGGAACGGGCCTCGACCAGATCGAGGATCACCTTGGCAACCCGAGTAGTGGCGATGGGGATCATCGACTCGACTTCGGTTGAGATACGGACTTGATAGATCTGCCGGAAGAGCCGCTTGTCGGCCTCCATGCTGTTGGTGCGAGTGGTGCCGAGGATGGTGAGCCTTCGCACCGTGCCCCCTGGGCAAGTCACCTGGGCGAAGCGGGGGTGCAGTCGACCCAGGGCGAGAGCGCCACTGATCTGGCTGATGTGCTGGTTGATCCTGGCCGACACCGTCACCGTGTAGTCGAAGTCCATGGGGATCGGGTACTCCATCATCACCGCATCCGGCCAGGGGATGTTCTGGAGATAGCGATACCACACCGGCACCCAGCCTCGATGCTCCCGCTCATGGGCCACCCGCTCGCTGACAAAATTCAGGATGATCGACGGGTAGGTGATGCGCCTTTCCTCACGCTCTGGATTGTGAAACCACACCGGCACCGGACGAGGCGTATTAGGGCTGGTGTTGATGTCGGTGACGGTGACGCCCTGGAGCAATTGCTTTAACCCCATGTCCTCTTCGGTGTAGAGGCCCAGGAAGGGAGGATTGGGGTCAGTGTCGTACTGCGGATCGATGACGGTCATTTCAAGGACGCCGCCAGTTCAGAGAAGAACTCCTGCTCGACATCCCCGGCCTGCTTCTCCAGATCGAGGGCCACGTCAGCCACCTGGAAGATCTCATCCATCCGGTGGGCACGGGGCAGCAGGGGATCGTCAGGTGGGATGCCCACGTAGACGTTGGCGGTCTCCACCCACACCCGGAAGCCATCACCCACGTCCCGGTACTGGGAGATGGTGGGTTCGCCGTAGACCAGGGTCCGCATGTTCCGGCGCAGTATTTCTCCCGCCGACTTGGCAGCACCCACCACAGTCTTGGGCTGACCCATTTTCTCGTACTGGCGTGCAGCCTTGCCCAGCATGTCCACGTCGGATCGGTTGACGCAGTTGAATAAAGAGGAAGGCATTTTCCCTCTGTCGCTGGGCGTTTTTTGGCTGGTACTACCTGACCGGCGTTAGCGGGCCGGATAGCTCCAAGCGTAGGTCCGGGTGCAACGCCCCCCTTGACCACCCGAACATAGCCTTGAGGTGTGTCAGTAACTGGGCCGGTCTCCGGGCTTCCCAACCCCTACGACATCACGGCAGGCCAGCCGGGGCAGTACCCCGACACCGACCAGGGACTCCTGTACCCTCCGGTCGATCCCTCATCGACGCAGCGGATCGCTCAGATGGCACGGCTCCGGTTGCGGGATCTGCCCCGGCCCTTCCTCGCACGACAGACCACGTCAGGGGTGGCATGGCGTTTTGAGCTTCCGGTGGAGAACGTCCAGGCTGATGCTCTCCAGGTGGTCCTCACCGACACCACCTCCAACGGGACGGTGAGTCAGGTCCAGGGCCAGGACTACGTTCTCGATGCCCATGGTGGCATCGTCACCTTCCGGGCCGCTCCCGGCCAGGGGCTGCTCATGGTGGCCCAGGGCACCTACTACCGGGACTTCCTGCCCGCCGAGCTTGACCTCTATATCCGCACGGCCTACATCCAGCACACCTATGGGAGCGACCCAACCTGGGAGGGCACGCTCGACATGGGGTACCCACCCCCACCTGGCCCTCCACCGCTGAACTCCGCAGGCCAGCCCATCTACCCCGGTACCCCGGCCCCCATGATGCTCAACGAGGTGGAGGAGTACCCGGTCTCCATCCTGGTGACGATCATGGCCCTGTGGGACATGGCCGTGGGCCTGGCCCAGCAGCATGACGTGCATACGCCCGATGGCGTCACCATCCCCATCAGCCAGTCCTTCCAGCAGATCATGTCCATGATCAATGCGCTCCAGCAGCAGTACCTGAACCTGTCGAGCGCCCTGGGCGTG